GCCTGCTCCAGCTGGCTGGCCGTGTTCAGCTCAGGGTCGGCAAACACCTCGAAGTTGATGATCGCGCCCTGGTTCTTCAGGTCGCGCATAAAGGCCTGCAGGCCCTCGGTGACGTCCTTGACGTAGGTCGCGGTAATGGCGCGATCGACCGCCCATTTGTGGCCATAGAGGATCGCGTCCATGACGATATCCATGGTCCGCACACGGGTGACGAAGGCCCACTTCGCGTCGGCCGACAAGGTGCGGTTGCCCCACAGGCGGAAGCCGTCGTCGCGAATGATGGTGGCGATGTTGGCGTTGTTGAGCAGGTTGGCTCGGCAGGTTTCGTCACCGTCGAGGAATTCGATCGGGCGACCGGTGCCGGTGATACCGACGAACTCCTTGTTCGATGGCGAGGCCCAGAAGCCGTACTCCGCGTCAGTCCAGGCGAACAGCCCGGCCACATACGCCGAGCCTGGTGCATCGACCGTGGCGTTTTTGCTGGTGTCCCAGTACTGCACACCCGGATCGACCATATAGGCGCGCTTGGCGCCGAACTCGCCGGCGTAGGCGATGACCGCTTCATCGGTGGTGTTGGGGCCGTCGATGATGGCAATTGCGCGCAGCTTGTCAGCCAGCGCCACCAGGGCAGTAGCGACCGCCTGGGTCGCGCTGTGCTTGGGGGTGACCAGCAGGCGCGGCTGGGCGTTGAAGCGGCTTTTGCCGTCGAGAAGTGCCTGCAGGCCGGTCCGCTTGCCGTCCGCCAAGGTGCCGCCGATGATCGCCGAGGTCTGCTCGGCAGCGTCCTCGAGCTTGGCCACGCCGCAGGCGACAATCACCGCCTTGGCGCGGGTAAAGACGGCTTGGCAAGCCTTGGTGATCGCCGCGTCGGGGCCGAACGCGGCAAGCGCCTCGCGCTCGCTGGTGATCAGCATCAGGTCATTGGGCTGCGCGGTAAGCGCTGGCGCCGGGGTGAAGGTATCGACCAAACCAATGATCGATGACGACGGCAAGGCAATAGTGCGGGCGCCGGTGTCGACGTTTGTTACGGTAACGCCGTGAAAGAAGCCAGACATAGATTCTCCAGATATTAAAAGGCCCCGCGTCAGCGAGGCCATTAGGGGTACAGCGGAAAAGAAAACGCCCCGGCGGTGCGGGGCGTTATTGGGATTGGTCGGCGATCCAGGACGGGGCAACCGGCCTGTGCTCGACAACGGGGAATTGGTCTGACTGAGGCCAGTCGCGGAGATCCTGCAGGTAGCCCAGCAGCTCGGCGAACTGGTCGGCTGACAGGGTGGTCTCGCGCTCAAGGTCCTGCTCGTCGCGATGACGGTCACGCAGCCACTGCCGTGTAGCCAGCTCGCCGTCACGCCATGCGCGCTCCTGCTCTGCCAATTCGATGGCACCCAGTGGCGCCGCATCGATCAATATCGGCCGACCCTCGCCGTCGTGCGCGCGCACCTTCAAGGGTTCGGGGTTGGCGATAACCGTGTCGTAACGCTCATCATCAATCAGTACAACATCCTCCGGCATTACGGCGTGTAGAGACTTCAAATAAGTGCAACCAGTCGACTGACTATAGAAACGTTCCATGGAATCTCCTTAATTATTTGCCGATAGCAAGCCAGTTAAACGAGAGGCTACGCGCCGTCTGAGTGGAATCCCATGTGAACCCCGTCCGCGATTGAGTCCATCCGTTAGCGCCAACGGATGGGTTTCGGAGCGTAAAACTCCCCCCATCGCTGGTTGTGTATTGTCTTTGGAGCATTCCGCCGTAACACGCTGTGGGGAACTCTAAGATATAGGAGACGGTGCCGCTGGCTGCACTAGCGCTAGACATGAAGCCCCATTGCAAAACGAACCCTCCGAGCCAGCTCGGCAATGCGATGTAACCGTTCTGGCTGAAACTAGCAGCAAAACCAAAGCGCATTTTTTTGGGGGTCACGAACTTGGTATCTATGACTCCCGCGTCGACCTCGGCCTGGGTGCCTAGATGATTTGTCGTCACCAACTCGGCCCATTCTTTCCACCCGGAACCCGTTTTGTTACTAATGAAACAGAGCGTTGTAGATCCGCTACCAATGAGCGAGTCCCAAATCTGAGTAGCCATCACGCTACTACCGCGCTCAATGTGGAAAATCGTTCCCGCCGCGACTGTCCCGCCGGCTGCTGATAAAGGCTTGGTGCCCAGCGTGCCAGCGCTGATCATGTACAACCCACTTGCTGTGATTGAGTCGATATTCCCGGTGAAGTTAAAAGAACTACCGCCCCAGCCAAACGAACCGACCGTAAGCATTGCTCCTGCCGTTGGGTCTACCAGACTCGCCTGCTTGGGCGTGTTGCCGGAATGCCAATCATCACGCCAGCTCGTCCAAGTGCCGGAGCTGGACATGGTCCGCCTTGCGTAAACCGGCGTCTGACCATTCGCCAAACCACCAGTGATCCGCTGAATCAGATAGTTCTGAGCATTAAACCCTTCAACAATCACCACATAACGAGCCGAAGGGGACCAGCCGTCTGGCAGATTGGTGAGTCCAATGAGGGGCGTGATGAAGTTACCCGGAATGACGTAGTTATTGAGGTTCGCTTCAGTACTAAGGATGCCAGCGCCAACACCGAACGATCCGACGGTGAGGATGGCTCCAGCAGTTTGGTCGGTCATGCTTGACTGCTTCGGCGTGTCTACACCGTTCCATATCGGCACCCAAGCTTTCCACGTACCCGAATCGCAGCGACGAAAAAAGAGCCGGTCATAAATCCGATCAATCAGCAGTTGAACCTCACTGCGCGACGGGCCGTCGGTGTAGCTCATGTGCAGCACTTGCGACCCTTGAGGCACAGCAGGCGTCACCGTAGGCAGTCCGCCCACAGTCGTGCTGCCGACGCTATACAGGCCGCCGTATTCGATACTGTCGAGACTGCCTGACACGACGGGTGAGCTACCCCCAATACCAAACAACGCCATTGCCGATCGTACAAAGGCCGTGCTAGCTGCAGACGTATCATTGTCGGTCGCTGCAACTGTAGGCACCTTAGGGTCACCGGTGAAGTTGGGACTCTCAAGCGGCGCCTTTAGGGCCAACGCTTGGTCTATCTGGGCCTTGGTGTAGACATCGGTCAGGCCGTAGCCGGCAACAGTAGTCGGGTTGCTCGCAGCTGTAACCCGACCATAAGCATCGACCGTCACACTGCGATAAGTACCGGCGGCCACACCAGTGCGCCCGAAGGCCATTTCAAAGACCAGAGCCGTTACGCCCAGGGTGATGGTCGCATCCGTTACCAGCTGCCAGGCGCTATCGCCATTGAGAGTGCCGCGCTCAACCAGGACCAACAACCCCGGCGTCACTTTGCTACTGGTGTCAGCGTCGGCGCAGCGCTTCCAAACGCCGCTGGCGACGACCAAGTAAAGGCCGTTGTCCTTACCGGCGGCCTGATTTTTTACAAGCACCCGTGCCCCTGCCGTGAGCGACACACCGTCGACCGTCTGCAGACCACTGAGGGTAATGGGAGCAGTGGTAGCCGCCAGCACAGAATATTTGAAGTCCTGACGTGCCAGCTCCTCGGTTACCCACTCTCGGGTCGCCAAGACAACGCTTGGGTCTATCTTGAGCTGCACGTTGCTGGCACTTGTGACCAACAAATTCAGGCGCAATACCTGCGTACGCCCAGACCCCTGACTCATCAGCG